TGCAGAAAGCCCTTGTTCTCCAGTGTCACCTTTTTCACCGTCAGCACCTTTTTCACCAGTGTCACCTTTGACCCCTTGAGAACCGCTTAAATCAGCAATATAGGTGAATCCTGTGCCGCTCCAAACGTAAAGCTTGCCATCGTCCGGATCATTGACATCACTTGCAATCATGGTGAAATCACCATCAGAGAAGCCAGCACCATTCATTTCAGCAATGGACGGGAACGTCTTCACGATTTGGAAGTCTTTCCCTGGATTACCTTTTTCGCCTTTGTCGCCTTTATCTCCAACGAGAGAAGCAAGCCATTCCGTTTGCGAGCCTTGATAGCCATTGATTACTGCGACTTGATAGGCAGATAGGCCATCATAACCCTTTTCACCTTTAAGACCATTGGCAACAGCATCGGAAACTTGCTGTTTGAGTTGTTCGCTTAGACTACTGAATTGCTGAATAAAGTCGTCAACCGTAATGCTGCTGACTAATCCACCAGAAAGTCCAGTGACGTTTTCATTGATTTGTAATGCCAAAAATCCATCACTAGGATAGATTGCTGTTCCGCCGTCTACGGTGTCCCACAACTCAATTAGATAGCTGCCTACTGGCAATTGAGCCAATTGTCCGCTAGTGATAACGGCATGGTTGTTCGTGATACTGGCACTTATCCCCAGAAGATAGCCAGAGTCGTTTTTGATTCTGACCTTTGCATCTGTTGTTAGTTTTGCCGCACCGCCATTATCAAACGCATTTAAATGTATTTCAGTTGCAGTATCGGCAAATTTGAACTCCTTATCACCGTTACCAAGATATAGTTTTCTCATTGCTTATCTGTTTCCTTCCTTCTTTCTGCACAAAAATAGCCGCCCTTGCGTACTGTGGATTTCGTAGGCGACTAAATTCTTTAATTTAAAATAGCGTACTTAACAGCATTAACTGTTGAGTACGCATTATTCTTATAGCCAATTGACGAAGGGTGGTGATTGTCTAAACCGCGATAATTCTTCCGTGTATCATTACGATTAACAGTGACCTCTTCATATTGCATGTCCCAGCGTGGATCTAACGAAACGAACATCGGATTAAGGTAGATATTTTCGCTCTCTCGGTTACCAAAGTCTCTAATTAAGTCGGCAACACCTTGTAATATTTCTTCCCGCCGTGCGCTAGAGTCAGCCCAATAATTCGACCAACGAGAACAATAGTGAGTTAAACCAACAACAAACTTGCAATCGCTTTTAGCCGTCTTAATTTGGTCAATGATGTATTGAATATTCTGACTTTGGCTATTCGTTCTGGCTGGATCAGTATATCGGTTAGTTGGATTAATGCCAAAGTTAATTAAGCAAATATCTGGAGCACTTTGGTCCGAATGTTGGTTAAGATAATAATTATAATCGAAGACTTTGGTCGTTGGATTATAGAACTCATTCTTACGATTGTTAGCTTCTGCGACATAACGTAATGTGCCAGCCCCCCAACCACTGTACGCTTCCATCGGTACTTTGTTAATTGAAGTTGTGCGACTGCCCAACAATGTGAAGTTTGCCCCTGAATCAGCCAGATAATCACGCAAGCCAGTCATATAAGCATCAGCCTCTGATGTTGATTCTCCAATCACCAACAACTTATAATCCCCACTAATCTTCTTAGGGACAACCTTGTAGGGGACAGTCACGTCCTTATTCTGATTAAACGTGATCGTAGCTGAGCCATCTGAACTAGCGTTGATAACGGCATGGTCGTCTAACATGTTCTTAGCCGATGCTGTCACTTCGTTATTATAAATATTCTTGCGTCTGATAAGGCTGTCGAAGTAAATATATTGGTCTTCACCGCTCGTTACAGGAACCATCAGAGGCAGATTGAATTCCTTATCATCTAAAGTTTTAGATTCAAGCTTCACACTTGGGTTAAGTTCACTAATCCCGAACACGCCTTTATAATCTTCATAAAAATATGAAATATAGTTGCTTGGCACAATCAAGATTAACTGAGCAGCGTTAATTTTCGCTAAATCAAAAATCAGCTTATTGTCTTTGTGAATAAGGTAGTTGCTTTCCTTAACATTTGGATAACCAGTGTCGGTTGAATATTCCATATTTTCAAAGACCTGTCCATTGCTGTCCAATCTATACAACATCTGTGTGACCGGGTAAGTTCCATCATTGTTAGGCACTAACCTCGGAGCCGGAATTGTCAGGGTTCCTTCCTTGTGATCTTTTAGATCGAAATACCAAACGTTTGTACCATTGTATTTTTCGAAAACTGGAAGTTTAGTATTAACGTCATATCTTTTAGATGTTTGTGCATATACCTTTTTTGAAATCAGGCTTGGGTGTTCATCTTTCAGCCAAGGGGCATATCTTTCTATATCAATCGATTTTGAATAATAAATATTCAGTTTTACAGCATTAGGAAATCCAAGATAGATTTTTTTAAAATCCAAATAGCTCTTCATTGTTTGGATAAAAATATATACATATTTTCCCTTGACGGTGAAGAATCGTGCTAACGAGGCACTATCTTTGTCCCCACTTTGCAAACCATTCAGTTGCTTGTAAGAATAGTTTTGGATAACATTATCGTTCTCGTCGGTCAATATTAAGAACTGAGCTTCGGTGAAGTTAGTCATCGGCACAACTAGCGTCTCGCCCAAAATATTAGCAACGTTCATAACGGTGTAACTGCTGTCACTTACTGGATAAATATTGATAGTGCCATCTTCTTTAGCACCACCCAATCTCTGCCCGTCAACAATCTCTAAGTTCAATTGGTTCAACATTTCTCGATCTTCTAGTTTAACTAAATCAGGGGTTAATGGACCTTGCCATTGGCCTCCGTCTGACCAAGCTAAACCTGTCCAATACCACCAGTGTCCCGTGTCTTTAGTTACATAGATGCCCCCTTGTCCCTTAGGATAAGCATCTTTTAGTTCGCTAACATTATCGAAAACACCACGTGGCGAACCGCTCGCTGCCGATTGAGCTAATTTAACAGCATTTTCGGTTTTCTGAATTGCATTAACGATTGAAGCTGCATTGTTCTGAATTTCGTTGTCTTGAGCTGATTCGTGGAGACCTAATGATTCAAATTGTCCTCGAGCAACAATCAATTCAGCTAATGCTCCTAACGTTCCTAGATCGACTCCATCTTGAAGTACTTTAAAAATAGCGTCTGGCAATTGGGCAATGCCTGGACGAACGTCTTTCCCAAATTTAGCGTGCAATAGAAAATGTTTAATGGTCTGCAAATCTTGAAGCTTCGACTCATCAAATGATGTTGTATCATTAGCTTCATATTTATCTCTCTGAACCATCGCTATTATCAGCTCCTTCTTCTAATTTAATCTCACCGTTTTCCACAGTGAGCAAATAAATAGAACCTGTCATAGCGTCCTTGATTCGGACGCTTTCGACCGGTTCTTCTTTCAATTTGTTTAATTTAGCTTTATCTTCGGCTGGCATTAAGCCGGCTTGTTCTTCAGTTGCTTCAGTATATTGCTGTAATACATCCAATTTTTCCTTGTCAGCTGCAGACATCAAACCAGGCTGTTCGGTAGTAGCGAGTTCATACCTAATCATTTTAGATTCGATTTCTTTGTCTAACCCATCTACACCTCTGGCTGTCGTTTTTACCGCAAATTTTTGACCTTTTTTCAAATTAAAATCTGGATTATTTCCAGCTACTTGCAATTCAAATAATGGTACGGTTTCTTCTTTGCTTTCAGAATCATCTTGCGAACCAACTGGCACGATATTATCAACCAATACTCCAGTCAGACGCGAATCATACGCACGCTTAGCTTGTGCTTTAGCTTCACGTGTCTGTGCTTTCTGCAACTCCATTGACCGCTTGTTTTCTAATTGGTAATTGCTTAATGAACTAGCTTTCTCAGCAATCGTCAGCGTTGATTTCTGCCAATGCAATAAGTCAATTGCCTTGCTAGTCACTCTTAACATCTGTGGACTAGCCACTGCCTGATTGTTGAACAAATAACGGTCAGAAACCTTGAAACTTTCTAACTTCGGTAATTCCAGTGCATTGACTGTCCATGATTCTTTAGCAGCAGTCTGCTGAGCTATCCACTGTTTTGCTTTGGTAAGCAAAATCTTAGGTTCATGGACATCGTCCCACTGCACTGATTTCCGGATAATGCCAAACTCTTTCTGTAATTCTGGTATGTCAAGGTAGTCCTTGCCATTATTGACCGACTTAATGTCAATTCTTGGCTGACTGACCTGTGTGTCCGTTGTGGTACTGTTGTTCTCAATCGTAGCTCCCAATGGTACTAACTGCGTTATGACTTCGGTCGGGTCAATCTGAACACTAGCCGATTGCAGATTCTTCCCAATTCTAATTGGTGTATCGTTTGGATGTTCCTTGCCTGGGCTTTGCAAATAATCAATATAATTAACTCCATTGACATACTCAACTCGAATAAAGCCACCTAACCGACTAACTAGCTTATCCTTGATAGTGTCCCATGTAGTAGCACCATCTTCGATATAGCGATACACGTTGTCTGTTGAATTAGTCACATCTACATTTCGTATCGTGAACTTCTTATAATCAGGCACTTGTAAATTATGCGTGTCAATTAACCGCTGAAAGAACTGCTTCGGTGTCGTATTCTGCACCTTCGCCCATCGCTGCGAAGTGTCCTGCAAGTAGTTCTGAATGCTTTCAAACACAAACGACTGCACGAACTGCCCGCTATCTTTCATCTCTCGTGTTAGATCTAACGCACGACCACGGAACAACAAGCTGTTATCCTGATATGTTTCGATGTGTGTCTGCAACGGTCGAACATTGCCAAACAAATAATTAGCTTGGTTGACGGTTAAACTTAAGTCGTCAATCTCAGACTCTTTCAAGTTCAGCTTGCCATCGCTGATATAGCAATTAACACGTGGGTCAAACACCACATGTCCCGTCTTATCAGTAGGAGAATCATAAGCAATTATTTGATACAAGCTAAATCATCTCCTCTCGATAGAATTTAAATTCAATTGTGCCGTTGCCGGACAGGCTTAGTTTATTCTCACCCATCGCCAGCACTAACTGAGTGTCCTTGTAGTTGCCGGCAGTCAGATTCAGTGTGCCAAAACTACCCGATACGCTAACTGAGCCAGTAACGATCAACTCACACTCAGCCGATTTAGAACCAATGTTGAACAAACTAATTGACTGACTGCCATTGACTGTGTATTTCGTTTCTTGAAATATCCAGTGTGGGAAATAAACATCGTCCCAAATGTCAGAACCTTCTGCTTCGTTATAGATAGCAAACGGATAGCAGTCAAAGACGACTGTGCAAGCCAGTGTGCCTTTTTCTTCATCATCATCTACTGACACGCTCTTACATTTTCCCAACCAGTGATAGCCGTTGTCATGGCTGTCATAGAGTGGTTGGATACCCAACGGCATAAGTTGGCGCTTAATTTCCTGTTCAGCATATTTTCGAGTTGGGTAATCTTTCTCGAACAACATTACTTGATAGGTTATTTCTCGATTATCGAAGTAACGCTCGCCACCGTTGAGCTGGCTAAAATCGTACACGCCCTGCATATAGGGCACTGATTCAGTGATTTCATTTTCACTTGGTGTAGGAGCGTCCCTTGAGATTAGAAACATATCGTTATCATTAGAACTATACCCACCAAAGGTAAAGCCTTCATCAATCGCGCGCTCTAAATCATCATCGTCATGCGTTCCCAAGTCATGAAAATCATAGTTAGGATTTATCAACTAAATCTCGCCCCCAGTCGTGTGTTGTTGCCTAGTCTGTTATCCATGCGATCAGCAGTACCACCGACTAAAGTATCGCCATCAAGGTAAATATCGTTAGATTTGCCTGCAATCGTCCGCAGCAGTGCATTATTTTGCATTTGTAGACTACTGTCTTGCATCGTTAATGAACCGCTATATGAGCCGTTGACACGTGAGTTTAGCCCTTGAATATTGTCATTTAGCGCGTTACTTGCCATAGATGACATATTGCCTGCAACATGAGCCACGTTTTTCTGCATGGAATCAATACCGTTAACAAACCCTTCACCAAAATAAGCACCAAAACCATAAGTAACACGTGAAGGTGAATGAATCTTCAACGCTTTCTTAATTGTGGATGCAGCTTTGCTTGCTAAACTAGAAGCCGCACTCATGACTGAACCAGCCATCGAATGAATACCACTTACTAACCCAGAAATTAAGTTAGAACCTGCGCTTTTGAATGAACTGATTGCACTTTTAGCACCACTAGCACCTTTACTTGCAGCGGATTTACCAGCAGACATAACTTTGCCACCTAAGGCAGAAATACCAGATGCTAACATGCCAACTAATGAACGGCCTCCAGAACTAAACAGCCCTGAAGTAGACTTTGCTCCACTAGCACCACGACTACCAACTGACTTGCCAGCTCCCATCACACGACCACCAAGAGCAACCATGCCAGAAACTAATGAGCCAATCAGCGAGTGACCACCTGAGCTAAATAAACCACTGGTTGATTTAGCACCTGATGCGCCCTTAGAACCTGCACCTTTACCTGCTCCAGTAGCCTTTCCATAGCCTTGCTTGATACCCTTGACGAATGCATCTAGTAATTTACCACCCGAACCAATAACTTGACCTAAAGCGTTACCTACACCTTTTACAAAGGCAAGAACTACCTTAATAGCAGTAGATGCTAGTTTTGGAATACCGTTAGCAATGCCAAGCATAAACTTCCCTATTAAATTAATACCAGCATTAACAACAGTACCGATATTCTGACCAACTCCTTGCATAAACGCTACAACTACTTTCACACCAGCCGTTATCAACTGTGGGAGTGCCTGAGCTACTCCACTTAGGAATGTAACAATAGTTTTTGTGCCTGCTGCAATGAGCTGTGGTAAAGCCTGAGTAACACCATTTAGAAAATTAACCACTAATTTAGTACCTGCAGCAATAATACGCGGTAATGCTTGAGCTAATGCCGTCAAGAAGTTAACGATCATATTGGTTGCTGCTAAAATAATCTGTGGCATCCCTTGAGCCAAACCTTGCAAGAAGCTAACAATTATTTGCACACCTTTAGCAATGAATTGAGGCATAAATGTGGCGATTGTTGTTAACATACTTAGAATCATGTTCGACATAGCTAATGCGATTTGAGGTATCTGACTAGCTAATGTAGTAACAAATCCAGTTATCATCATGGCAAATCCTTGCCCAACTGCGCTCATTGTAGGCACAATCATCTGCATATTTTGGCCTAACAGAATAAACGCCTGTACTAAGCGCATAACTCCCTGACTAGCTAAGTTAATACCTTGACCAGCTAAATTGATAGCACTGCCAATCATTAAAGCACTAGCACCTGCGGATAACATAGCAACAGACAGAGCCAACATTGCGGGTATTGAAGCAGTTAATGGTCCGCTTAAAACGGAGAAAACAATAGCTAACGCTGCAATCGAACCAGCTAAAGCTACTGTAGCAACAACTCCACTTTTTCCTGTGCTTGCCAGTTTAGTAATTCCATTCGCTGCAATTGAAATTGCTCCGCCAACCATCATCGCACTAGCTCCAGCTGATAGCATCGTAACAGATAAACTAAGCATAGCAGGGATAGCAGATGTTAATGGACCATGTAATAGAGCAAAAACACCTGCCAACGTGGTAATTGATAATGTCATTGCCATTATGGCAGTTATCCCTTTTTGACCTGTTTTAGCCAATTTAGCAACTCCTGCCGCAAATGCTCCCATTCCAGCGGTTGCTGCACCAATACCAACGCCGATACCAGCGGCTTTTAACCCCATTGCGGCAATTTGTCCAGCTGTGGCTGTGCTTGCAGTACCTACTGCTTTGGTTTTACCACCAAACATTTTTAACGCTTTTCCAGCTCCACCAACTACGCCCACAATTTTACCAATACCTGTCATAAACGCACCAATAGCAATTACAACAGGCCCGATTATAGGAGCAAATGCAATAAAGCCTTTAATGAGGTCGCCTAGTGGTCCGTGCATATTACTGATAGTATCTGCTAAGTTAGCAAATTTTTGAGCTATTTTTTGAATAACAGGTGCACTTTCTCCCATCGCTGA